CAAAGCATCTGAAAGATATTCTTTCGGATTCTCTGACTGGAGATGTATCTTCGGCTCACCAGGAGCATAAAGTACGCAATAAGGGGGGTTTATCCCCCCTTATCCTTATTAACAAGTTACATAGACTGCAATAGCAGACGATATAGAGACTATGTAACGAGGTCTATATAACCAAGGAGGTTTAAAATGGCTAATACAACTTTTTCAGGTTCAGTTCGCTCAGAAGCTGGATTTAACGTAATTAACAAAGACAGCACTTCAGGTGCTATTACAGAAACTGGCTTTTCAGTAAACTCAACTGGTCAACTAGTTTCTATGGGAACTAGAAAGATTCAATCATTCGCAGGTTCGCTAGCAGCTACAAACGCAGCATCAACAGCTTATGGAGATGGTGATGTTCTTGTAGAGCTTGGTGCATTAAATACAGACGCACCAGACGGTCTAGTAACACCTAGTAAATTTTTCATTCACAGAGCATTAATTGGTATTACAACTGCAGCAGGACAAACTCTTGTTGGTGGTTTATCATTAAGTGCAACTTCTGGCACAGCAACAAACGCTGCAGTTTCTTCGGGAACTGAAATCGTTGGTGCTGGTGTAACATCTTTTAACGAACAGTTAAGTGCTACACAGTCAATTACAGAAGTAGATGTAAACTTTAACAATACTGCTGGTAACTACCACATATTTGTTCCAAATATTACAGCTGCGATTGCAAGCAAAAACTTATATGCTTTTGCTACAACTGCAGTTAATGCTGATATTACTGCTGGAAGATTTACAGTAGAGTTAGAATACTCAGTATTTTAAAATGCAAGTTTGCAAATATATAGCTTTGCTCCTCTTTATTGTGAGGAGCGAGGCTAAAATGATTTTAGGAGGTAAAACATGGCAGATGCAGTAACATCTCAAACTATTAATGATAATAAAGGTGCCAAAAGTATTCTCGTTAAGTTAACCAATATATCAGATGGCACTGGAGAAAGTGCCGTAACTAAAGTAGATGTATCTGCTTTAGCTAAAAGTCAAAACGATGACGCTTGTTCTAGAGTTGCCATACAGGAAATATATTATGATATTTTTGGTATGCGAGTAGACTTACTATGGAATGCATCATCTAATGTTCTCTGTAAAACCTTAGGTGCCAATGGTGCTCTATCTTCACAGGGTTACATGGACTTTAGAGATTTTGGTGGTATTACAAACAACGCAGGTTCTGGTGTTAATGGAGACTTACTTCTAACAACAACAGGTCACACCAGTGGAGACCACTACACAATTATTTTAAAATTAAGTAAAACATACTAGGATAAACAATGGCAACATCAGGAACTCGTACCTTTACATTAGCAGTAGACGAAATCGTAGAAGAGGCATTCTCCAGAATTGGAGGAGAACCTCAGACTGGTAAAGAAGCACAGCAAGGTAGAAGAGCCTTAAACCTTTTGTTGCAGGAGTGGCTGAACAGGAGCGTGCAGTTATGGACTGTTTCACCAGCCTCTCAGAGTTTAACAGCAAACACAGCTAGTTATACTTTAAATTCTTATACTGTTGACATAGAAGAAGCCGTTATCAGAAAAACAAACTCGGATAACACCGTGACTGATTTTGAGTTAGAGAGAATAAGCAGAGATGATTATCTCAATATTCCCAACAAGTCAGATACAGGTAGACCGAGCCAGTATTTCTTAGACAAGCAGCTAACCCCTGTTGTCTTCTTGTATCCAACACCCGATGACTCCACAGATGTTTTAAGGTTTAACGAAAGAAAGAGAATAGAGGATATCACCGCTGCAACAGAGAATGTAGACATCCCAGACAGATTTCTACCCTGTGCAATTAGCGGATTAGCTTACTATTTAGCTCTGAAGAGACCTCAGATTGAAATACAAAGACGACAAGAATTAAAGGTTTTGTATGAGGAAGAGTTTAGCAGAGCAATGCAGGATAATAGAGAAAAGGTTGACTTAATCATCAAACCTGATTTAAGATACAGAATATGAAATACGCAACTGGTAAATATGCTAAAGCAATATCAGATAGAAGCGGTATGGCTTTTCCGTACAAAGAAATGCGTAAAGAGTGGAATGGCTCTTTTGTTCATCAATCAGAATTTGAAGAAAAACATCCTCAGTTAGAACCTAGAAAACACAAACCCGATGCACAGGCTTTAAAAGATGCAAGCCCACAAAGAAAACTGGGCACAGCAGATAAATTAGAAAACGGAACAGTATCTAGTTTATTAGCAACATTGGGAGTAACAAGTGCAGACAGAAAGATAGTGGGAACATTTACATCAGCAAACGCATCCCCACTGGCAACAGCCTTAACTTTATCTGCAAGTTTAGGTTCAGAAAGTGTAAGTGTCTCGTAAAGTAAACTTATTTGTAGCCACCCCTTGCTACGGAAGTATGCTAACGGAAGACTATTTTCACAGTATACTGGACTTACAAAACTTTTGTCGTGAAGAGGAAATAGGTTTAAACATACAAACTCTAGGGCAAGAGTCTCTCGTTACCAGAGCAAGAAATACTCTGGTGGCAAATTTTTTAGACAACGATAGTTTTACTCATCTGTTGTTTATCGATGCGGATATTGGATTTGATGCAAAATCTTTAAAAAGATTTTTAGAATACGACCAAGAGGTACTGTGTGCACCCTATCCAATGAAACTCATAAGCTGGGATATGATACCCAAACTTATAGAAGAGGGAAAAGATTACAGAAACTTATGTCATCCTTATGTTTTAAACTTTGCAAACAAAGGTGAGATAAATATACAAAAGGGCTTTGCAGAAGTTTTAGATGCAGCCACGGGTTTTATGTTAATAAAGAGAGAGTGTCTCCTCAAAATGAAAGAAGCATATCCCGACTTAAAATATAAAACAGACCAGATAATTAACAATAAAGAATTTGATTCAGAGAATACATACTTATTCTTTGACACGATGAAAGATGATGACGGAAGATACTTATCAGAAGACTACGCATTCTCAAGAAGATGGCAAAAAATTGGAGGGAAAATCTATGCAGACATCGGCTCCAAAATCACCCACTTCGGCTCCTACCGATATTCAGGAGAACTCTGGAAGCACTTCAACTTCCCCAAAAGTTAAAAACGTAGTCGTTCCCGTAACGGGATTAAACTTTAAAATCACGAAAGGTTAACAATGGCAGACGCAGTAGCAAAACCTGTGAAAACAGCAGTAGTTAGAAATCCTGTGAAGGGATACATCAGAAAAGTCACTCCTGAGGAGATGGTTAAGTATGAAGAACGAGAAGAAAGATTAAAAAAAGAAGGTAAAAAATAATGGCAGATGATGCAACTGTAAATATTACGGCAACAATATTACCAGATGAAATAGCAAAAACGATTACGGGCACTGTAACTATTAGCCCAGCGGATGCTAATGACAAATGGTATTACAAGTTGACTAGCGTTTCTAACTCTAGCACTGACTTAATCGCAGGATATTTTACAGATTACACAGCTGTCGATGACGACACCGCACCAACAGCGGTGGCAACAGCAGATAAGGTAAACTTTCTATTTATAAAAAACACAGACACATCCAACGATATTTACATTGTATTGGATGGTGGTACAGCATCAACATCAGTAAGCGATGGTATTAAAATTGCAGCGGGTCACTCATGGTATGGTAACCTACCAAACACAACAGTGGCAGATATACACGCAATATCATCTACCTCTACTGTTACCTGTATTGTTTGTGCTTTATTGGATGACGTGGCATAGGAGATTATTATGGCAACAATGACATTTTCATCACTGACTCAAGATATTAAAGACTGGATGGAGAATGATGGCTCAGAGTTTTCTAATGAAACAGCAAACTTTATTTCTTTAGCAGAACAGAGAATATCAAGAGATGTAGACCCTTATGCATTTCACGAGGCAGCAAACTCTAGTTTTAATGTTGGAGATAGATTTGTTAGTAAACCAACAGACGCAAAAATAATTTTTCACTTTTTGTTAATTAATTCAAGTGGAGAGAGAGTTTTCTTAGAAGAGAGAACGGATGAATTTATATACGATTACTGGAAAAACTCATCAAGTACAGGGACACCAAAGTATTGGGCAAACTATACAGATACAGCTATTTTAGTTGCACCAACACCGAGTGCTGCTTTAAATATTGAGATGACTTATTCCAGAAGATTAGCAGAGTTATCCAGCACGAATACAACAAACTGGCTGACTGAGAATGCACAAGATTTATTACTCTATGCTTGCTTGATGGAGGCTTCAACCTTTACAAAAAACAGAGAAGACTATGCTATCTATACACAGAGATATCAAGTTGCGGTTGAGTCTGTCAACAACCAAGCTAGAAGAAGAAGAAGAGATGACTTTACATCCCCCGCTAATGTGATGGGAGAAAATTATATAAAACCAAATCAAACATAGGAGATAAAATAATATGGCAATTACACAAACATTGACTAATGTATTTAGGCAAGATTGCTTAGACGGAGCACACAATTTAGGAAATGGTGGAGATACAATTAAGATTGCACTTTACACATCTAGTGCATCACTCGATGAAGACACCACCGCATACACAACATCAAACGAGGTTTCTGGAACTGGCTATACAGCGGGGGGAGCAACTCTCTCTAGTCAAGCAGTTTCATTAGATACAAGTAACAATGTTGCATTTTTTGATGCGGCAGACCCAAGTTTTACATCTGCAACAATTACTGCAAGAGGAGCACTTATTTATAATAATAGTAAGTCCAATGCAGCAATAGCGGTATTAGACTTTGGCTCTGACTTCTCATCATCAAACGGAACTTTTACAGTACAGTTCCCTACAGCAGCACACAACACAGCACTGATAAGGATTAGTTAATGGCTAGCGGCACTGGTGGATGGAATGCTGCAGCTTATGGCGATGACGGATGGAATGACGGCATTGTTTTAAGTGAAACAGGAATAGTAGCAACTTTAGCGTTAGGAACAGAGCAAGCATCTGGTAGTGCACAAATTAATCAAGTGGGCTTTGATAACCTTAGAATAAGTTTAGCTGATTTATCAGCACAAATATCAGGTACGGCTGTTATTAATACTGTAACAGGAACATCAGGAACAGGCACAGTGGGCACTGTAAAATTATGGTCTCTTATTGATACAACATCAGGAGGAGACGAAACATGGAGCATAGGAGTAGCAAACTAAATGGCTAATAGTTATACACAATTAGGATTTGTCAAACAGGCAGATGGAGAAAATATAGGGTCGTGGGGTGACGTTCTTAATGAACAACTCATAGATTTGCTGGATGATGCCATCGGTGGATATGTTGAAGTTAGTGTAGCCTCTGGCAATGTTACTTTAGCTTTCGCTGACGGTACGGCAGATAACAACGGTAGACACGCAGTAATTAAATTTACTGGGTCTCCTGGAACAACCAGGACCATTACCTTCCCCAATAAACAAAAAACATATTACATAAACAATGGTTCAGACGGCTCTGTTATATGTACAGCAGGTTCTGGAGCACAAACAGTTACCATAGGTACTGGATTAAAAGATATTATATATGTTGATGGCAGTGATGAAATACACAGTATCTTACAAGATGGTGCTGTTAGTGAAAAAATAATATCATCTCAAACTGCAATAACATCGGGTATCGACAACTCAAACGACCAATTATTGTTAAGAGATAACAGTGCATCTGCACTAAAAAAAGTTTCTGTTGCAAGTATTTTTAGTAGTGTCGGAGGTTTAACAGATTTATCTGGTGATTCTAGTCCTCAATTAGGTGGCGATTTAGATATGAATGGTAACGATATAGTTACTACATCTAATGCAAACATTGATTTATTACCTAATGGAACTGGTAAAGTTATCATGGATGGTAACGGAAGCTCTGGTGGTGTGTCTGTATCTGATGGTTTAATTGATATTAGAACAGGAACTGGTTCAGTTGCTAAAGTAAAATTTTATTGTGAGTCATCAAACGCTCACGCTCAAACTCTTCAAGCGGCACCACACTCAGAGAGTGCATCAAACACTCTAACCTTACCAAGCACTGGTGGCGATGCAAAACTAGTTTCAACAAGTTCAACAGCAACATTAACAAATAAAACTTTAACATCACCAAAATTAAATGAAGACGTAGCAATAACTGCAACAGCTACAGAAGTAAATCTATTAGATGGAGTCACTGCAACAACATCTGAACTTAATATCCTTGATGGTGTAACTGCAACAGCTTCTGAATTAAACATATTAGATGGTGTAACATCTACCACAGCAGAACTAAATATACTAGACGGGGTAACATCTACTGCTGCAGAACTAAATATACTAGACGGTGTTACCGCAACCGCAACAGAACTTAATATAATAGATGGCGACACTTCTGCAACGTCAACAACTTTAGTAGATGCTGACAGAGTAGTTACTAATGATGCAGGAACGATGAAGCAAGTAGCTTTATCAGATTTAAAAACATATTTATCTAGTGCAGGCTTTTCAACCGAAGACCCAACTGCATTGGCAATCGCATTAGGATAGGAGAATAGATGGCAAATACATTTAAAGTAGTAACAAAAGCAGGTGTAACTAGTGCTGATGTTATCTATACAGTAGCAGGTTCTACAACAACAGTAGTTCTTGGAATCATGGTAGGTAATACAACTACATCACAGATTACTGCAACAGTAAGTTTAGGTTCAGACACTAGCAATAGAGCAGGTGCAAATAATGAAGCTAATCAAACAGTTGAACTAGTAACTAACGCACCCATACCTGTAGGTGGTACACTTGAACTATTGTCTGGTAACAAAGTGGTTATGGAAACAACTGACACACTTTCGTTAACAGCTTCAGGTGCTGCAGATATAGCTTTATCAATTATGGAGATAACCTAGAATGGCATACGTTGGTACACCTATAGATACAACCAATCAGTTTCAGTCTTTACAAGGTAAAAGGTTTAACGGTGATGGAAGCACAACTGACTTTACGTTAGACATCGCACCAAGTTCTACACTTGATATAGAAGTCTTTGTAGAAAATGTGCGTCAAGACCCAAACTCAGCATACACCTTGAGCGGCACTACATTGAGTTTTACTGGAGCACCTCCCTCTGGCACAAATAATATTTATGTAGTTCATCAAGCAAAGGCTGTGGGAACAATTAATCCCCCTGATGCTAGTGTAAATAGTGATAAACTTACTGGTAATTTAGTAACACCTGGAACTTTAGATGTAAACGGACAAGAGTTAATTCTTGATGCTGATGCAGATACTTCTATAACTGCTGACACTGATGATAGAATGGATTTTAAGGCAGGTGGTACTGATACCTTGCACGTTGGAAATGGTGTCGTAACACTAGGAACTCCAACTGATTTTGGTCCAGATGCATTTCCCACTGGATTAAAAGTGAAAGGAGATGTACTCATTGGAGATTTTACTAACGATAGTATTGCTTCTACATTATGTTTTATTAAATCAAGAAACACAACTGTAGGTAGTCAAACTATTGTAAATAATGGTGATGAGGTTGGTTCTATAGACTTTAGAGCAGACGATGGGGATGATACTGGTTACAATAATAATGTAGCTAGAATAGCTGTGGCAATAGATGCAGCACCTGGCACTAACGATACGGCAGGGTTAATGACTTTTTCGACAACAGCAGATGGTGCGAGAACTAACACGGAGCGAATGCGTCTAACTAGCAGTGGTGGTTTATTACATGGAAAAACATCATCAGGTTCAAGTGTTCAAGGAATTGAAATGGAAGGTTCTAATGGAGCATTAACTGTTGCTAGAACTAACAATTTACCATTTTTAGTAAATAGATTAAGTAATGATGGAGATTTAATAGCCCTTAGACAAGATGGAACATCGGAGGGCACTATATCCGTATCTGGCTCAACAGTTTCATATAATGGATTTACAGGAACTCACTGGTCAAGACTTGCTGATAATTCTAAACCAACAATTTTAAAAGGAACTATTTTAGAATCATTAGACGAAATGATGGATTGGTATCAAGCAGTTGCAGACGTTGCTGAATCTACAGACGCAAATGGTAATGTAACTCATGCTCATAAAATCAAAGAGTCTATTGCTTTAGGTAGCAAAAATGTAGGAGACAGTATTACATTTACATCTAATGGTGTAGAGTATACAGGAGTTATTGAAAAAGAAGAAGATATTAAACACGCAAAATGTAAAATATCTGACTCTTCTGAATCAAAAGCAGTATATGGTGTGTTTATCTCTTGGGATGAAGACGAAGATGCAGCTAATGATATGTATGTTGCACAAACAGGTACTTATGTAATTAGAATACATAAAGACGAAACAATTTCAAAAGGGGACTTAATACAGTCAAAAGGAGATGGCACAGGCAAAGTACAAGCTGATGATATTATCAGAGCATCAACTGTAGCCAAAGTATTATCAACAACAAAAATAGAAACATATTCAGATGGAAGCTACATTGTACCATGTAGTCTACATTGTTAAGGAGTAAACATGGCACTTAGTACAATAGGAACAAATAGTATAGCAGACAGTGCAGTCACTGCAGCTAAGTCTTCTGGACTTGGTAAAATATTAGCAATATATCAAGATGGTGGTACAACTCAGTATGCAACAACCACAGATAGTACTTCATCATTTACTGATGTTTCAGACAATGCAATAACTTTAACACCTGCTAGTTCATCTTCTAAATTTTGGTTATCATGGAATACCTTTGGTAATAATGTCTCTGGAGCATCACAAGCTCTAAATATGGATTTAGATTTTAAAAGAGCAATATCTGGAGGCACAACTACATCAAAAATTATTCAAACTACTATTGCGGCAGATGTTGGTAGAAGATTTCAGTATGACAATAGGTCTAGTGCTTTGGGTATTAATTATTTAAATTGTACTATGGCTGTTACATTTCTTGATAGCCCATCAACAGCGTCTGAGATTGTATACACCCCTCAATTTGCTAAAAATCAATGGGCAGGAACAAGTGGAACAAGTATAGGAGTATACCAAGGTTTATTTCAAATAATGGAGTTTAGCGGATAATGTCAGAAAAAAATTTAACACAATTATTTCACGAAGCTATAAGAGAATTAACAAGTGAACACTATTCTATAAGAATAGTAGACACAAATACTTTTACAGTTACATGGGCAGGAACTGACCCTAATATAACAAATCAACAAATTTTAGATAAGAGAGCAGAGTTGGAGGGATAGATGAGTAAGACACAAATAGCAACGGGTGGTATAGCAGATGATGCAGTGGGTAATACTAAGTTGGACCTTACTGCGAATTATGCTTTCACAGGAACCATCACTGGAGCAGGAGCATATAATTTATTACAAACTCAAACAGCAGACAATTCATCAACAATAACATTTACATCAACTTATATAACAAGCACTTATAATCATTATTATGTAGTGTGTGAGGGTGCAACTTTTAGTGTAGACGGTGCAGACGGAACATTCGAATTTTCAACTGATAATGGCTCTAATTATTCATCTAATGGAAGTAATTATAACCAACTCGCTTATGACGGCACATTTAGGGTGAATGGACCAACTACATCACTATCTAGTATGAGAACATTTTCAAGTGTGGATGGTGACAATTCTAATAATAATGGTATTGGGTGTTTGGAAATGCATTTATTTAATCTTAATGCTACAGCAGATAAAAAATTAGTTTGGTTTGTGGCACAAAATCACACACAAAATGGAGACGCAGGAAAATATTTAATAGGTCATTATGGTTTAGATACAACATCAGCAATCAATAACATTAGATTTGGTTTAAATTCTTCTGCAGCTTACGTCACAGGAAAATTTAAATTATATGGAGTATCTTAATGGCTAGACATCATTTAATAGACGGAGTTAAAGTACCTTTTACAG